AGTGAAATAAAGTTCTGCTTCAAGCCTTCTGCGAGTAATAAGCCCATTGCTTTTCTTACCGCCTGCATTCACCCATTTGCCAAACTCCGCAGCTATTGCAGTGTCGTTTGGATTAGCCTTGACCTTCTTTAATAATGTTGATTTAGCCAATGCAGCAGTGCCAAGATTAAAAGCAAAACTAACCAACGCATCAAACTGATTTGAGTTGACTTGTACCCCGTTAAGTAGTGCCGTAACATTCTGCTCAAAGCTGCGCACTGTATGTTGTATAAGTTTCTCAGCATCTTCCTGCGTGATTTTATCGCCCATCTTAACCTTGACACCATTCGAGTAGTAAGTGCTTCCATAGCCTATCGTAGCCACATTAGCCTCGCAAAGGTAAGCACTGAGCTTTAAGCCTTCAAATTGCTTAATTAAACTTAGCCCCTTATTAGTCAATCTCATACTGGAAGATGGCGTAGAAATCAATTGTCCCTATGTCTGTTGTTAAAGCGGAGCAAAATTGTATTCTTTGATTAGCAACAAATCCAGTGGCAATATTATCTAAAGCAGATATTGAAGCTACACCAATACAATTATTAGTTGATGGAGCAAATGGATAATCAAAAAGAAAATATCCACATATAGCAGCACTAAAATCTAAATCAACAGTACCAGTAATTGTGCAATTTACTATATTTCCAACCTTTGAATATTGCGCTTTTACTAATACTGGATTTGAACAAGCCCCATCTGCACCATCCAATGTCGGAGTCCACGTTCCGCTCTCAACAACATTGCCAAGTTCAATCTTTTTGGTTGTTCCTGCGGGCGATTGCGAGGTGTCGGATACATCAACGATGCAAAGGTAGTCTGCGCTTTCTGCTACTGAGAGAGCGGTTAAGTCGGTTATTTTTATACCTGCCATAAGTCGGGTGGTGTTATTGGTTTATAAGTTATCAAAGGTAGTAATTTAACCCAATCAATCGAGCACTGCTGCACCTCCTCAATGGAGATTATCCAGTTGCCATCAGCATCTTGAATAGGATTAAAATAATTATCGGGGATGAACTCAACCCCTATCAGGCTTTGCGCCTCTTGCTCTGTGAGTAGGTGTACTATCATAATTAAGGGACTTGTCTTCCTAAAGTTGTGTTAAACGCTTGAACATCTGTGTATAATGTCCCTGCTTCTGCATCGGATAACCCAGTGCTAATTGTTGCAAAAGCGCATTGGCGATTTGAAAATAAAATACCTGGAAGAATAGTATTGTTATATGCGCCTAAGAATAGATTTGCATTTGGTGGATTTCCTGCTCCAGTTTGAGTATTTTGCAATACTCCATTTTTAAATATCTTAAACGCATTTGCAGCATTTGAAGTTTTAGAGCTTAAATAAAAACCTCTTGCATCTGCGTTTGCTGCATTTGCTAAAATTGAGCTGCTTGAATTTCTTGATAAAAATCTATTTACAAATCCTGATGCATTATATTGTGTACTTATCCAAAGAAAATTTGTTAAATCGGTTACACCTAAATCAATTTGGTCAGTACCAGTATTTGCATTAGTTCTTGAATAATAGCTCAATCCCATACTTGTTGTGTAATTTAAAGACGGATTTAAGAACGTATCAGCGTAAGCATTAACTCCATTCGGCAGCGCACCATTACTTGAGTGCGTCCAACCACCAACAAAGCTCAAGCGGTATGCAGCATTTAGGTCTCTCGGGTCTTTTAAATTCCATTTTTGCTGCGAAGCGGTATTTCCTACGAAAGGATAAATTGCATTCATCTTTGCCCAAGTGCCATTGGCTTTCATACTTGTTACCAATGTGCAAATTGCTGAGGTGATTGTAGGGTCGGTGATGCCTGCCGCAGTTAGGAAAGCAACTGCATCAGGGTCGCATCCGCCATACCAATATGGGTTAACTAAGAAGCTCATACGTAAGTGCCGATTAACATTACTTTCAATCCTTTCGCAGTGCCGTTGCCGATTTGGTCGATGTCGATTGTTATCTCGCTATCATCGGCGAGGGAGGTGTCGCTAATCACTGGCGGAGTTGCAGCGGTAAAACTTGTCTTCTCGGTGTTGTCAATGGTTAGCTTAGTGCTTAAAATACTTGTGCCATTCTCGTTGATATCAACTGTAAAGATACTGCCGCTTGCTTGAGCCGTTGTGAGCGATGCTCTTACCGCAGTTAGCGTAACTGCTCGAGGCATTCTAAATGTTATCTTAGCAGTGCCTGCCGTTAGCGCAGTGCCCTCATCAGAGGCGGCAACAACAAGCTCGAAAGGTGTTGCAAGATTGCCGCTGCCAAGAATAGAACTGCCATTGATGGTCTTTATGTTTGTGCCGCTTACAAGCGAATCCTGCTTTCCGTTGAAGGTAGTCCAATCGGCTGAGCTTAATGCTCCTCTATTTGTTGCACTGGCAGTTGGTAGGTTAAAGGTATGCGTATCTGTTGCTGAACTTATTGCAAAGTCAGTGCCCGATGTTCCAACTGCAAAGTTTTGCACTTGAGCAGTCAATCCATTTAGGGAATTTAAGCCAGTTGAGAAAGTTGTAATGACTTGGCATAGGTGACCATTTTCAGTGTGCAATTTGATTGTGCGCCCAGAGGTAGTTACAAATACACGCAAAGCAAGCCTATCTGTAAGAGCAAGTGTTGTCGCAGGGACTGCCAAAGCAGTGAAGTAAGCATCAATTGTAGTCCCGTTTGTAATACCTTCAGGTGTTGCTGAATCACTTGCAATCAAAGTAAATGTTGCACCATCATACTTGTATAATTCAACATAAAACGATGGGCTACCACCACTTGCTGATGAGCTAAAAAATAACTCAAGATTCCAATTACCTGCTGGTATTGCCAACAGATTAGGATCTCCTGCATCTGTAATAAACTGTGCAATCAATCCATTGCCTTGAGCATTAGTTCTTGTGAAGTCAGTGCCTGCACCTAAGATTGGTGTTTTGCTCATCTCGTAATAAGTAGAGCCGCCGATTGTACCTTGATTAACTGAGCCGTTGAGGTAGTAACTTACGCTTGAACCTCCACCGATTGATGTGGGAAAGTTAGCAAGCTGACCATCGCCTCTGATGTACTGCGTTGCAACTCCTGCCGCTGCAACTGCCAATGTTCCGCTCGATGTTACTGGATTGCCAGTGACAGAGAATGCAACAGGCATCGTGAGGTCAACCGATGTAACTGTGCCGCTTGGAATTGTTGGGAACAATGTAGGCGTTCCCGTTCCATCTAAGTAGTCGGCGTTTGTACCCGTTGGCACATCGAACTTGCCATCGAAGGTAGTCCAATCAGCAGAGCTTAGGTAGCCATCAGTCGAGGCATCCGCTTGGCTAATGCTAATGTCGGGTGTTGCTCCGCCGCTTGATGCTATTGGAGCAGTACCCGTTACCGAAGTAACTCCGCCAACCGCAACAACCGCCCATACTGCCGCACCGATTGTATCATCGCTGCAAAGATATACAGTGCCATCATCTAAGCTCCAACGAGAGCCGACTACAAAGCCCTTAGAGCTATCATCTGTTACTTGAGGTACAAATGTAAAGTTATGCGTTACATCGCGTATAGTGAAGCCATCTTGCTGCATATAGTACAACCGCCCTGCTTCCCACTTTAGCTCGTAGCTTATTGAGCAGATTTGCGCAGTGCCCTTTGCGCCTCCGTTGCCTGCATCGGTTGTACCTTTTCTAAAGAAAGCACCATTGTCAAATGAAAGCCCTGCGTTAGCTGTGAATGCAATATCATTTGTTGTGCTATTGCCTAAGTCAGTAACTTCCTGCAATGTTCCAACTGCTCCACCGCCGCCTGCGATATTTACCTCAACCACTCCCGGCGATGTCAGCGATGCAGTTACTCCTGCACCAGTAAAGTTCAATGTTGTTGTGTTGGTGCTTACGTTTGTGCCTTCGTTCTGCGTGCGCAGCGGTGTGCCTCCTCCGCCACCAACTGCCACCAATGGGTCTGCTTCCGTTCCGTTTCCGATTATTGTAACCCCATCAACAGCAACCTCAGTTAAGCAAGGTGTGCAAGGTTGTAAGTCGGGTAATGGAATATCTCCAGTTGCGCAAGTATCATAGCAGCCGTCTTCGCTCGAAGTAATTACTTGCACATCGACATCGACACTAACGCAAGCCCATTCATAGTTGGCGGTTAATGTTTTGATTTCGTTTATGTATCCCGATGGAACAACTTCGTAATTGATTACTCCTATGCTCTGCTTGAATAATGGGTCAGTGCCTGATGCGAGCTTGTAAATTCTTGAAGCAAGCCAGTCCTGCGCATCTTCGCTATCGCAAGGTAGATGGCTCTTGCGCACAATAGCATAAGCAGTTAGCGGAAAGGTTGTAATGTATAACTGCTTGCAACCGCTCATCTTATAAGCATCGGTCTTGCTAACTGTTACCTTGCTGCGCTTTGCCCAAAATAGCGTACCATTTTTTGCATCGAAGTTGGTAACAACCTCAGCCTGCCCGTTGCCGATGTAATGCACCCACGCCTTCTCGTTGCCATTTGCGTTAAGCTCGCATAAGCCGAACTGCTTATCGAAGATATTAGCTACCTCGATGCGCTGATTAAGCCTTTCAATTATTGTGCGTAGTAGATTCATTATTTCGATATATTGTTTGCGATTTGTTCTGCTAATAATTCTGCGTGCAATTGAAGCATTCTATCTTGCTCCTCTTTTGTTGGTTGGAATATTGGTCCGTATCCTTTAAAACCTTTTCCATTTCCATATTGTAATCCTTCTGCTTTATCTGCTTCATCCTCTTGAATAAATACTGCTGAAGAAAAACCTTCATTAAAAACTGAGCGTTGGTCTGTTGCAAATGAACGTTTTAAAAATCCAGTTAGTTCTAATGGGGGTCTGCCAATTGCTTTTTTTAATTCAGCATAACCATTTGGAAAATATAATGATTTAATTGGCTTTCCTTTTTTTGGCTTTCCTTTTTTTGTTGTAGTAGTTGATACTCCAAACTTAAAACTTGCAGGAGCTTTAGGCAATGAAGATGCTTCTACATAAATTGGCTCAGTACTATATGCTATTGTTGGCAGCTTCTGCCCTGCACTATTGCTACCTCCACTTGTTCCCGTTCCAAAAATACGAGTAAACATCTCGCGCCTCATTTCAATAACCGCGAAAAATAGCGGAGTAAAGCCGCCACTCCACTCTGCAAAGAGCGCATTAATTCTTTCGCTTACTTCTTTGACTGTTGCCATTATGGAAGTGCTGTTACATACTTCATATTCTTTCTGCAATCAAAGCAATTACTATCATCAGGTAGTCGCATATTTTGCAACATTGCTGCAAGCTCCTCATTGTATCTTGTTGCAGCAATGTTGCGAGCTTCAACAATGGTGTCATTTGTAACGCTAACAGTAGTATTCACGCGAATCGTTGGCGCAATGGTCAGCGAATAGTCATATATCTCAACCGCTGTCGCATAAGCAAGTGGCATCGCCATCAAGCCGCCAATGCTGCATAGCCAAGTCTCTCTATCGCAGTTCACATTGTATATCATAGACATACCTTGCGTATATTTTTTGCTCTTAGAAGTCAGCACCGAAGTGCCATCTGTTGTTAGCTCAATTCCAATTGCATCTACAAACGGGCAGATGTGAACTGAGCGAATGCCACCGCCGCAATCGTAGCAACTGCCTTTTTTAGTTATCATCTTTGTGGTGTCGTACAGCGACTCATAGACAAACGCTAAATCTAACTTTCTTCGATTCGCTTTGTAAGTCCTGCCGATAAACTCCTCAACCGCTTCCGATTGATAGTTGAATGTTCCAATAAGTTTCTGCGTAGTCATATCAAAAACCAATATCGGCACTGGTACTGCCATCGTATAAATGTCAATCTGTAAGCTCGAAAGATAGAAGTTTAAAAAGCTCAATTGATTAGGGTCAATTGTTACTCTGATGCCTGCGTACTTTCCTGCGCCTAAAGCTAAGTCGATGTTGCTTGCATTGGTCAAAACTTGTCCAATTCTCTTGCTATCGATAACAGTGTCAGCCTTCATCATTGGAGATAGTCGGCTCAACATATCGCTTGACATCTTGCGCCAAGCAAACCCCAGCTTAGCATCAAATAGCTCAACTCCGCTCATATATTGGTTAGTTATTAGCTGACCTAACAAAGTTTGATTGATTCCTAAATCATCTATATATAGCCCCGTTGTTGGCTCTGCTCTATCGCACCCTTTTAATCCTAATAGTTTTTCGTAGCACATTGATAGTTATTTTATTTGCAAATATAAAAAAAAAGGAGAGGCTATTAACCTCTCCAATTTTCTATTAACTTAAAGCTCGATTAAGGAGCAGGATTTACAATGCTAAC